AATTTTGCAGGAGTTATTAACTTAATTTCATTTAACTATGGCACGTCCAGCAACACGAGCGTCCGCAGCTCAAAAAGCGGAATCAAACGAGCGTAAGGCTAAGATCTTCAGCATCCCTAAGGGTGGTGGTATTATTGCTACCATTAAGTCTGAGGCTATCATCTACGATCCCGAGACCAATACTAACCGACAGATTCGCTACTGCCCCAACGAGGCTTCTATCTTCTCTGACGAGCAGAGCACGTTTGCTGTTCGTAAGCACGTTGTCTTTGAGAATGGTCTACTTATGGTTCAGGCTAACGAGCCTACGCTTATGAAGTTCTTGGAGATGCATCCGGGTAACAAGGCTAACGGTGGAGGTCTGTTTGAAGAGGTTAACACTGAGCATAAGGCTGAGCTTGACATCAACACCGAGTTCATCCTTCACGATGCTGTTGGGCTGGTTCGCAATAAGACAATTGACGAGCTGATGCCAGTGGCTATCTACCTTGGTGTAGACACTAACCAGAAGAATGCAGAGATCAAGCGTGAGTTGCTGTTGGAGGCGAAGGCTAACCCAAAGAAGTTTATTGAATTGTTTGACAACCCAACCGTTGCAGCCCGCGCAACAGTTAAGAAGGCTATTGACTTCCAGATCCTTATGGCCCGCGAGGACGGTATGTTCTGGTTTGACAGCAATCGTCTGATTGTCGCTACACCTGCCGGACAGGATACCATCAGCGTAATGACTCAGTTCTGTATGACAGAAAAAGGTGCTCAGACTTACGAAACTTTGAAAACAGAGTTGCAGAAGTTAGAAATGTAATGTATATTTGCCCATCGGTTGTTTCATAGACAATTGGTTGGTTGGTAGAAGGGGTTCCAGAAATGGGGCCCTTTCTTTTTTAAGTACTTTTGTACTTAACTACAGATACTAAGTAATGGCAAGTGTAAACCGAGTATATTCAGCCTTGAAGGATCTGGTCAATAAAGACCAGCGAGGCTTTGTTACGCCTGCTGTCTTCAACAACTTTGCGCAGGTAGCCCAGATGGATATCTACAATGGCCTTTTCTCTGGTCTTGATAACTCCAAGGTAGTTCGTTTGCGCAATGCCGACCCGAAGTCAGACAAGTCTACAACCAAACGTATTGAGGAAGACCTATCAACGTTCATCAAGCGCGCTACTATCACTCAGGCTAATGGTGTATTTGAGAAGCCAACTGACTTGGCGAGAATTATCTCCGCCACGTCATTTGGCTCTATCCTGCTGAACACGTCCACGAAGATTAATATCCCTATCGTGTACGACCCTATTAAGCTTGACTACATCCTCCGCAGTGAGTTGTCTGTCCCAACAGAAAATGAACCAATTGCGGCTATATTGGATGACATTGAGGTATATCCTACTACAATCAAAAAGATTATCCTGACGTACTACAAGCAGCCTCAGGGACTCAATCCATCTACCGGAGCTAAGACCACGTCTATGCCCCGCTTTGGTTACACAGTTGTAGCAGGCAAAGAAGTTTACAGCGCTGCAAACAGCGTAGACTTCGAATTGCCCGAGCAGTACTTTGCTGACTTAGTGATTGAAATCGCTAAACTGATTGGCGTGAATCTTCGCGACACTGATGTGTACGCTTATGCTAAACAAGAAACTCAACAGCAATAATGGCACAGAGTTATGTTACCGTAGACCAGATTGTGAATGACTTCGTCTTAACGATGGAGTTTGACGATTACGCCAATTCAGTATCTGACGTAACGATCCGCAACCTAGCTAAGCGTGCTATACGCGAGATGGGTTTTGACATTATGAAGCGCATCAAGGCTACTGAGTTAACGATTGATTTGTCTACTAATACGGTAGAGCTTCCTTGCGACTACGTAGACCTAGTAAAAATTGGTATTATCGGATCAGATGGACTTGTATACATTTTCGGAGAGAATAAGAACAAAAACATACTCCCAAACCAGGTACCCTATCAGGTTCCTGATTATCTGTTGGGCTTTGACGATTTTATTTACCGCAACTATGTGTACGCCACTACGGACGGACGTTTGTATGGCTACGGAGGAGGTCACTACAGCGGTGAGTACCGAATAAACCTAGAGCAGGGACGCATTGAGCTGACCACCGGAACCAGTGTTGACACTGTGTACCTCGAGTACATTGCTGATGAAGCACTTGCCGCAAACCCATCAGTTCACGTTTACGCTGAGCAGGCTGTTCGATCATACATCTACTACCACATCGTGGAGCGCAAGAGTAACGTACCTCTTGGAGAAAAAGCTCGTGCTCGTCAAGAGTACTTTAACGAGCTACGTCTTGCTAACTCTCGGATGAAGTCATTCACTAAGGACGAGGCACTCAAGACCATTCGCAAGAATTATCGCCAATCTCCTAAGTACTAGTAACTTATGATTGACAAACTTATACCTCGGTACCTAAACCTTGATGACGACGCGCGTCTAATTAAGACCATTGAGATGACTGACGCTGTCAACGTCCGCATTAGTGCGGAAGAAGATGGCGACGGTGGTGTAATCAAAAATGCTTACGGAAATACCGCAATCACTTTTGCTACTGGAAGCTCACTTGCTGCCGGAGACAATGTTGTAATTGGCGCTATATCCAATCCACAAAGTGGAGAGGTTTTCTTCTTTGTTTGGAACAGCAATGACGATCACGCCATTTACCGGTTCTCTACATCATCAAACGAGGCTAAGCTTGTCTACCGCGATTCAGTACTTGGATTCTCAAAGTTCTACCACATCCGAGCTTCTGTAGTAAAGAACCTTGACGGGGAGACGCTTCTGTACTTTACGGATGCAAATACAGATCCTAAGAAGATTAATGTGACGAGAGCGCTGCTGGGCCTATACCCAGCCGCGTTCACGTCCGGAACCGATGCTGAGAAGCTAGCTTGTATTGCTGTTGCTAAGCAGCCTCCGATGACTCCGCCCACGTTTGCATTCTCAACGAATCCATTGTTGAAGCAAAACAATCTTTACGAGTCTACTTTTCAGTTTGCTGCTCAGTATGTTTACGAAGATGGTGAGCGTTCAGCAATTAGCCCATATTCTGAATTGGCGGTTTCTGACAGCCAATTCTTCGATGGTATTATAACTGAGGAGCAAAAGCTCGAGAATAACACGCTTACCGTTTACGTACCAACATCTGCTGCTGACGTAAAGGAAATCATTGTCCTAGCTCGCAATGGAAACGCTGGAGCTTTTTACGAGATTGGAGTATTGGTAAACAGCAGTAGCGTAGCAACGCAATCTATTGCTTTTGATAATACTAAGCTATATTCTCCGGTATCACAGGACGAGGTAAATAAGATTTACGATAACGTACCTCAAACGGCAGAAGCCCTTACGATAGCTGGAAATCGCCTAATGCTCGGTGGATACACTGAAGGGTACGAAAACATCCGTACAGACGTTGAAGTAATTCCCAACTACTTCCCACAAGTATCTGAGTACGAAATAAGCGTATCATACCCTTCACCTACAATTGTAACTGATACTCAACTTAAGCGTAAAGCATTTGATATTGACATCTCTTCGCTACCAGCTACAACGGCAGAAGACTCCATCATAAACATTTCATTCGCTTTAGACTTAGAGCGCATCATTATTGATGGAGGAGGAGCATACATCCAGTGGGTTCAAACGGACAAGGCATCACAAGAAGATCACGATTACGCTGGAATCATCAAGCCATACACACTTGTTGGAGGGGAACCAGATGGCGGTATTCGCGTAAAGTCTTCAGCACTTTGCGTGTCTGAATACATAAAGGTCCCGGCTGGGACAACTAAGTCTGATATTGTAGACCTGATCAAAACAGCAATAGAAGGAAACTACAACCTGGTGCTTGATTCTGACGTTACCGACTTTGACTACGCCACGCAAATCACTGACGTTGATGACCTTCAGGGCACTACCAACTCAAACAAGTGGATGTACTTTGCTGGGTCAGGACAGCTAGAGATTGAGGTTGACGACGAAACATCTACGTATGTTCGTTTCAGTATGTCAATGATTAGCGCAGCACTGACGGCTAAGCTTGGCTACAACTTCAACGTAGCAGCAACATTCAATACGGCGCTTAATATAGTTCCATTGGGCCTCCTAAAGTCACTGTTTACTCGTGGCCAATCTTTGGGTCAAGCGTTTCCAGCTACAAACGTTCTGTTCAACAAGATTCAGTTTGTAGATGCTCCTTCATTCATCTATGCTGGAGATGGCATCCAATACAAGCAGTTCAACAACATTAGTGAGGCCGGTAATCAGTTCACTCCAGACTATAACGGAAACGTAAACGGACAAACAGCACTTGGAAAGACTACGTTCTTGACTAACGAGGACATAGAAGATATCAAGACGGTATTGTTTGATGCTAACGTACTTACTCGCGGAGATGCAAACGGATACCCAACGTTTAAAGCTGGTGCAAACCACTCATTCGGTATTGTTTACTACGACCAATTCAACCGTAACGGTGGCGTTCAAACGATTCCTGATATGTACGTCAATTGGTTTGACAACCGACTGACTGAAAACTCACTTTACGGACGAGCAAATGCTGTTCTCCGTGTGAAGCATAATGCTCCTCTTTGGGCAAAGAAGTGGGCTCCTGTATATGCTCCGATAAACAGCATTACTCAAAAGTTCCAGTACTCAATTACTGGAGCATATGTTGCGACAAACCTACAGGCTAAGCCATTCGCTGGCGTTAGCTCATTTGATCAGGTTACGTATCTTTCTTTGCGGTCGCTTGAAGGAAAAAGCGACTCGTACAAAGAAAGCTTTGGAGCCAATCTTGAGTACACGTTTACTCCTGGTGACCGCCTACGTATTGTAGCTTATAACAAGAACAATGGTCAATATACGTTCAACGTAACATCTTCAACCGGAACAGTAGCTGTTGGTGATGTGTTGATTCAGATTGGTATTGGCGGATTAGCGTCTATGACTGTTACGCAATCTACGGTAACAGGTGGATCAGGAACTATTGTTGCTGTTCCACAAGAGGGTAGTATCAAGCCTACTAGCTCTGGTACCTTGATAAATATTGCTACCGGAGTATCTGTCGTATACAATTCTTTGTCGATTACTGATCTTTTTGTTCCGTCATCAATTGATCTTGAGGTAATTGGATACAGTGAGTTTACTGATGATGTGGATTCAAACCCAATTCTTGACCTCACTAGTGACGAAGGAACGTTCAATACAACAGGTCGATTTGTCGTTGTTCGCTCTTCATCTGAATCTGGATGGGATAACTACAGCATCTCTAGTGAGACCGATAACTGGCGTAATGACTGTATTATAGAAATATACAGATTCAACAAACCATCAGAACAGCAAATCTTCTATGAGATTGGTGAGTCATTCCCGGTCGTCAATGGAGTACACGTTGGTCAACGGACTGTCATAAGTCAGTTCAGTGTTAACGTCATCAATTCATCTGATCGCAACAATATGTTGATTTACTCAAATATTGTAGCATATCGTGGTGATATTTTGACTGATGGATCTGGACGCACACTTGTTGTGAAGAACGTTTACCCACAAGTAAACGGTATTTACAACTACGTATTCTACGGCCAGCGTCTTGACGGCGTTTGGAGCAACGGAACTTACACCCTGAATATCACTAACAGCTCTGATGCTGTTGTTCAGCTTGAGAATGGTGATGCCTACTACCGTCCACGACTGCTTAAGGTTGGAGACCAGGCTTACACTAACAACTATAAATTTGCGTTCATTGAGGATTACTCGGTGAGTGACTTCTTTTCATCTAAGTCTACGTCTATTGGTCGCCCACACGCTGTGCAACCTGACGCTAAAACTGTATTTAGAAGCGCATCAGTAACGTACTCTGACCCGTTTGTTGTGGACAGCAAATACCTAGGGTTGTCGAGCTTTAATCCATCGCTCGCCAACTTCTACGATTTTGAGTACCTCCACGGAACAATCAAGCAGCTTGTTGGAGACGATGATCGTATGTACATCATCCAAGAGCGTAAGTCTGGATGGGCCCCTATTGGCCGAAATGTTATTGAGTCAAGCGACGGCCTTCAAAGCCTGTCGCTTTCACGCAACGTCGTTAGTGCTCCCAACTATTACGTTGGTGACTACGGAATCAACAACAACCCAGAGTCATTAGCTGTTGACCGGGGGCGCATCTACTTTGCAGATATTCGTTCCGGAAAAGTTATTCGAATCTCTCGCGATGGAATCACACTGATTAGCGAGGCTAAGATGGATGCGTTCTTTAAAGAGAACTTCCGTTACCTGACTACCTTGTCTTCTTCAACTAAAGTGACAGCTGGTATAGACGTTGAGGCGGACGAGTACATTATCTCAAGCGAGCTTCTTTATAACGCTGAGGTTACAATATCTACTGGTGGATCTCCGTACAGTACATATAATGTGCAAACAAATGCTGCTGGAACGCGAGTTATTGCTGAAGTTGACTTTGACGACGACGAGTTGTTCACTTTTAGTACTGAAATCCGCGAGTTTGAAGATTTGTGTGATGAGTTTGATGACAGCCTTAACTGCATCGTGTTCCTAGATAAGCTGATTGATGGACAACCAGCATACGTTGGTGAAGAGTTTATCGGTCAAAGTGGCACCATATACGGTGTTGCGACTGATACGTCATACAATTTCTTTGTTACTATCGCTTTTGACTTGGCTACTGGAGAGTTTTACTTCACCAATGACTGCGGCGATTACTCTGGAACAATCGGATCACCTAGCGGTCTTGTAAATGACTTTACTGTTGCTTACGACGTAGAGGAGAACGTATGGAATACGAAGTACTCATACCGTCCAGAAGCTATTGTTTCTGTTGACGACGAACTCTACACGTTTAAGAACGGCGTTATGTACTCTCACAACAGCTCTGCAAGCCGAGCCAACTACTACGGAGTTCAAGGGACAGCTGTTGTAGAGGTCGTGAGCAATGCTAACCCATCAATGGTTAAGTCTTACGAGGCTATCAGCCTCGAAGGTAACAGCGCTTGGGCTGCAACGCTTACAAATACTGATCAGCTTGCTACAATCCTTACCGGAGACTTTAGCGAGCGCGAGCGCAACTGGTATGCTTACGTACCCCGCGACAGCAGTGTGAACACTGGATCTTCTACAATCACTCAGTTGTCTGGTACTTCAGAGGTGTTTACTATTGGTGCTGTGGCAACTGGAGGCGTTAGTGGTGCTACACTTACGTTTACTACTCCAGTTGGAGACATTCCGTTCCCGATTGGAGGCGCACTATATAAAGTGTCTGGAGCCACGCTTGTAACATTGAATGTCACTGTTTCAAGCATAAGTGGTCTAAACCAGATAACAGCTAGTGGGTCAATTGTAGGTGTTTCTGCTGGAGATACAATCGTTGTAATTGCTAATGGAGCGATTGAGGGAGACAACATTCGCGATTACTACGTTAAGGCTAGGCTTTCTAATAATACAAGCGCTGGAGTTGAGCTTTACGCTATTAACTTAGTGTATGCTAAGTCTAACTTACATAACGAACTCGGACAATAATTAGTACCTTTGTGATATGCGACCAAAGAAGAGTAAAGAACCTAAAAAATATATAGCCGGAGGAATTGTGGCTGCTGGCGCTTTAGGCGGTCTTCAGTCACTTTTAGGAGCTGGTCAAATGCTTGCTGGTATGGGTAGTGCAAGCAAAATCAAGAAAGCCCCTACAGCTCGTCCGTCTGAATACTCTGAAATGCTAAAGCAAGCTCGTGGAGCTGAATTAGAACAGAAAAGGCTAGAGGAACTCAATCGTACAATTAGCACGGGTATCGGCGCAGCTCAAAGCGCCGGAGGCCGTGCGGTGATTGGAGCGCTACCGGGTATGGTTCGTGCGGCTGATGTTGGCGCTATGGACATCTTAGAACAGCGTCAGGCTCAAACACTAGAAGCTCTTGGCTTTGCAGCTCAAGGCGCAGAAAACGAAATAGCTCGCAAGACTAATCGTGAGATGATGGAGCGCCAAGCAGCTCAGTCTGCTATTGAGGGAGGACTTCAGAATATCGCTGGTGGATTAGGTCAAGCAGGATCTGCTTTGGTATATGGTTCTCAAAACGCAAAAAAGCCGCAGGAAGATCGTATGCAAGAAACATCTGTTCCTGAGCGTAGCATTGCTGAAGTAGCATCACCATCAAGCCTTCCTTCTGCTGGATCTATGGTTAAAAAATCAAGCCCAATTCCTTCGCTTAAAGGTCTTGAAAATTTAACTCCTGATATGTTAAGGTCTTTGGAAAAAGGTGGTATGATTACCGATGGTAAGTTTGACCATAAAACGAATCCTATTGATATCGTTCAGCGCGGAAAAAAAGTTGGAGAAATGACTGGTGGCGAGGTGATTTTAAATCCCTCGCAACAAAAGAAGCTAAGCAAAGAAAGCGCTTACTTCCGTCAATTGCTCAAGAAATTTAACAAACAGAAATAATGGCAGAGCTGATTCCAAGTGGCGTAATTCAGCTTCCTAATTTTGCTGAGTTACAGTATAATTTAGACCGCCAGAAGAAACAAGATGAGCTCAATGTAGCTCGCGACTTGGCGCAGTATAAGCGCCAGTCTGGAGCTATCCCCCCAGGGGCTATGCCTTTGGTTCAGGGCAAGTTTGATGCGTGGCAGAATGCAGCCAAGAAATATGCGGCTGATCAGTCTGCCGAAACATTTGCTGAACTTAACTCAGCATACGACGATTATGCTCAAGCCCACGGATACGGCAAGTTTTTGTACGATATCGTTAACGAGCAGAAGTCTAAGTTTTATACTGACCCTAATAAGTGGGACGTTAAAGTAGAAGATTTTGAAGGCAACGTTGATGCTCTTCTAAACACACCATACAACAGCTTGGAAGAAATCGCAACAGCTACTACTGCTGTCGCTGATCTTCGCCCGGCAAAGAAGTACGACTTCGGATCTGCTGAAGACTTTACCAAAGTTCAGGTAGACAACTGGAAGAACACCTTTAAGGATCTTGACACTAAAGGAACTGGGGCTGTTACCCCAGAACAAAAGAGAAAGTGGTTTGACGATGTACTGACTCAAACTCTAACTTCTGAAGACGCAAGGCGGAATGCTGCACTTAGTGAGGCTGTTCGTCTTGGACGTTTTGGTACTGGGCCGCTTACTGAAGAAGACATCAATACGTTTATGTCTAACGAGAAGGCTTTCAATGAAGCCCTTCAGTCTTTTGAGGATCGTTCTTGGAACATCTTCAATCCGGCTACGGCACTTCGTTACGAAGATATGTATGATGTAAATCAGGACAGAGCTCGTGCTGCTCGCGAATCGTCTAAAACTTCAGAGGAGAAAGTACCTGCTGCATACCGAAACCTTAGTGGCATTAAGCCTCCTGGTGCTGGTGGTTTGCTGTTCCGAATTGACAACAGCCCAATCCAAACTTCTAGAGGAGAAGAGATTGTTGCATTTGGAACGGTAAATGGAGTAGAGACAGTTTCTGTAGTAAAGAAGAAGGGTCCATTTGACTTATCAGAACCAAAGCCAACATACCGCACAGCAACAGCTGAAGACAAATCGAATATGAAGGCTAAGATCGGCCCAGCATACAATTCGTACATTAGCCAAGGAAAAGCAAACGCAGACTTAAATCCATAATAATGGGAGAGGAAACAAAAAAGGTTTACGCCAATCTGTCTTCACAAGGAAGAATCACAGTCTCGTACGACGAGTTTGCTAAAGCATATAATAGCAACCCAGAGTACAAGGCTAAGATTGACGCAGCCGTAGGCGTAAAAAAAAAAGAACCTTCAGAGGTCTCACCTTCAAAGCCTTCGGCAAAACCTTCTGCTTCGGTTACATCGACTAATGTACCTGCTGCGTTTGGTGAAATTCCCAAGTTTGAACGCAGGCAAGAAGCGGTAAAGCCTTCGCCTGAAGATACTCCAAACTGGTACAATGTAGCTAAGTCTGCACTTGGCCAGACATATGAGATTGGTAAGAGCGCACTTCTTAAGGCTGCCTCATACGCATCTCCAACAGCAACACCACTTACTCGGGAAATAATCGACGTAGAGGCTAAGGCTGCTCTCAATAAGATTCGCGAAGAAGGCCCCAAGTTTGAGCAATCGTTTACCGAAAGCATTGCGCAAGGTAAGTTTGGCGATGCAGCGCTTCAGGCTGAGGAGTTTTTATTAGGGACAGCACCTCTTGCTGCTACATCCGCAGCAATTACTATTGGAACCGGTGGTGCTGGAGCTCCAATAGCTCTTGCCTTGATGGGCGGATACGGCGCGCAATCAGCACACCTTGAAGCTAAAGGACAGAAGTTTTATGAAGAGATGAGCCCACTTATGCGTGCAGGATATACCGGCGCAATGGGCGGACTAGAGATTCTTGGCGAAGGTGTCGGAGGAAAAATCTTGTCTAAGGCAGCGATGAAGCTTGCTGCACAAGAATTAAGCAAAGAAGCATTCGATCAAACAGCAAAGGAAATTGTAAGAGGAGCGCTAAAGTCTAATGGTGTTGCAATCACTGAAGAAGCTCTTGCTGAATTCACAACTGGATTCGGGCAATCTGCTATTGATCAGTACGCTCGCACTGGAACAATTGACTTTAAAGAGGCATTACGTCAAGGCGGTGAAGGTGCAGCTATGGGTGCTGTTGGTGGTGGTGTCTTCAACACCCCATCCACAGTTGCTGATGCTACTGCACTTGCTAACTCTGTTGGTCGCGACCTAAAGAACATCAAGGCTAGAACAGAAATCAATAAGTTTAAGGAGAAACTTGATGCTTCGTCTACTGTTGAAGAGCAGGACTACTACGCTCAGAAATTAGCTGAAGCCATTAAAACTCGCACTCGTAATGCATCAGAAGATGCTAAGTTTTACGAATACGTAGGCACGCAAAATCCGCAAGACCTTGAGCAGTTTCTTGAAATTGATAACGAAATCAAGCGCTATGCTTCGATGGCTAAAGTCATCAAAGACGCGGACGCAGTAAAAGACATCAAGGCAAAAATTGGAGATTTGGTCCAACAGCAAAAAAATTTAGAATCTAAATACGAAGGATATGATAGTGAAAAAGAAGCAGGGGTACCAAGTCCTGTCGTCGAAGGGCAAGCCCCTGTCGAATCCCAGCCTATCGAAGGAGCAGGCCAAGAAGCGCCTGAAGCAGGTGGAGTTCTTCAAGTACCTGTCGAAGAAGGGGCTGAAGTAAAAGCCCCGATCGAAGCAACAGTATTCGCTGCTCCATTCTACGACACGAAGGTAAACAACATTGAAGAGGCTCGTACAATTCGTCAGAGCGAACCATACGTAAAGAACCTAGATACAATCCGTAATGCATCTGCATTGTTTAATGTGGAAATTGACAACGTAGACGAATCTATTGGTGGATTCGTCAACGATGCAGGAGACAAGATTGTCGAGGTATCTAACATCATTCGCGTAAAGGGTACTCCGGAAGATATCGAGAATTACGCTGCATTCTTAGCAACGTCGGCTCCCGAAACTCAGGAGGCTACAATTGCAGCAACGTACGTAGAGCCAGATAGTGATACGCATAACATTGATGAGTTAACTATCTCAGTATCAGATATTGATGGTGCAATCGAGGCACTCAAAGAGAACGACATCTACGACTTTACCATCAATGACTCAAACAACACCATTACATTTTTAGATTTTTCTAAGGGTGCAGATGGTGATTTTATGGATAATATTGGTAGATTTGCCAAGTCATTAGAAGCTAAAAACATCAACTATGAACGACAAGACATCCGAGCAATCGACTCAAAATATATCGGACCGGGAGAAAGGGCGGGAATTCTTAGCCGGATTCAAGAAACTCTCATACAACAGGGACAGACTGGGTCAGAGCTTTATCAGCAAGTCCAACAAGCGATAGAGCGAAACAATAAATTCTTGGCTAAGACTCAGACCAAAGAGACTGAGGCTGAGCCAGAATCAATTATAGAACCAGCTTCAGATGCTGAAGCGGCTAAGTATGTAAAACCAGAGGAAGGCAAGTCTCTTGATGATATATATAAAAGTTATGAGGAGAGCATTAAGCCAGTCATAACTCCTAAGACTGTATTAGAGAGCGTTAAAAAGAAAACAATTGACCGACAGTCTAAACTTAAAAATGCTGTCCTTGAGATTGGGTTACGTAATGCTTACGATCGTATTGTAAATAAGTCTGGCGCTAGTGCCAGGGCCAACGATAAATACCGTCGTGCTGAGAAAAAAATATACAGCAAACTTTCTGATGAGGACATAAAGACGCTTGACAAAATTATTTTTGCTCGACGTGTTATCCAAATTGATCAGAACTTTGATGCTAGGGGTGAGAAGCGACCTAAGCATCCGCTTGGTTACAGCCTTGAGAAGGCAAACTTTAATCTTGCTGAACTCAAGAATGAACTTGGAGAAGACAAGTACAATGATTTGATTAAACGTTCTGATATCTACTTTGAAGAGTTCCGTTCTGCACTCAAGGACTTGTATGATGCTGGTGTTGTATCTGAAGAGACATATGAAAATCTTCGGACAAATAACTACCAGCCTAGAAAGTTTATTGAGCACGTATACGACTTCAAGGACGCTAAGTTCCTGTTAAGGGATAACGGACTTACTGACAATCAAATTAAAGCAATCAAAGAGGGTAGTGAAAAGGAGCTGATTATGAACAGCAGATTCCTACTTTCTTCTTACTTGCTTAGTGCATCAAATAGAATCTTGGCCAACAGGACTAACCAAGCTCTTTCGGAAGCCATTGGAAAAGAAAAGGGAACCAACGATTGGATCCGTCCACTTAAGGAAGGTGATGACGTGGATAGTGGATTTTCAAAAGTTCTTTATCTAGAAAACGGAGAACAAAGGCAATTCCAACTTAGATCTGATCTTAAGGCTGAGCTAGACAATGTATCGTTAAATCTAGGCGATTCATCTAAGCTTATATCAATGGTTCTTGGTGTGCCATTGATAAAGCTTATGGCTACCGGAGCTAACCCAATATTTGCTGTTAAAAACGTATTCCGTGATTTTGGCCACGTGCTCTTCTTCACAAATGTCTACGATCGGCACAACATTTATTACGCTACAGCTCTACTCGTTCGAGACTACCAGAAGGGACTTAAGTCTTCAATGCGAGAAGATCAAGACTTTAAAGACTATATGGACCTTGGTGGTGGTATGTCATTCCTTGCCACGCAAGGTCGTGATGGGAACTTCGCTAAGAAAACACTGAGAGAAAAAGCGCTAGACTTCCTAGGCAAACCTGGAGAATATTCTGAAATATCTATGAGGATTGCTGTTTACAAGAAGTTCAAGGAGGAAGGCATCTTGAAGTTTGAACAGAAGAATGGGGAAAAGCCTAAGGGTGATGACCTACTCAAGATTAAAGAAAGTGCCGTAGCAAAAGCTAGGGAGATCATTGACTTCCAGCAGGGTGGAGAGCTAGTGAAGGCTATGGATAAGTTTATACCATACCTAAACGCTGCCTTCCAGGGATTCCGAGTTGGCAGCACATATATAGCCAACAACCCTAAAGCTTTTGCAAACAAATTTGTACAAGCTCAACTTGGTCTTTTGATACTATCGTTCTTTAACTCGTGGGCAAGTGATGATGAGGATATGCAAAATATACCTGAGCATACTCGTCTTATGAACTTTATCATCTTCATTCCATTCTCTAAAAGAATAGATGAGGACGGCGTAGAGAGAAAGGCTTTTATCAAGATACCGAAAACGCAACAGGCAGCTCCATTCTTTGCGTTTATGGATGTAGCTAATAGAAAGATAATCAATGATGTCTTCGGCAAAGAATACGAAGTATCTCAGAACGAATACAACTTCATTGTAAATGGACTTAAGAAGTCTCTTCCAATTGGTTTATCTTCTGCGTTAGGCGTTGCCGATATAGCTGCAAGAAAAGCAGTTGGCAAAGCTAAAGGTGAGAAGGTTGAAAACGAGGCGTTTAGAGACATTATGCAAACTGTTCCATTGTTCAACAGTGTTGCTACGTATATGAGTAACTACGATGCTTTTAGGGATCGTATGGTTACTTTAGATAAGGATAAGATGTTGCCGTCTTTTGAGGGTGTTAGCGATCCTGACGTAGAAAAGTTTTATAAGGTAATTGGTGAAGTAACCGGTATGTCTCCGATAAGAACTAAAGCTGCAGCCGAGAAACTCATCACCGGACCTCAGTCATCATTAGTCGTTGGGTCTGCCTATGGTCTTTTAGATGCTATGGTAAACAGCTATGACCTAGACAAGGGAGAGTACAATATTGATGTTCTAAAGGACGACAAAGAGAACTTCATTAAGAATACCGGATTAAATATCAAGAAGTCTTTTATTACTGAGACAGATCCTAAGTGGAAAATTTATAGCCAAAAGGAAAGTCTTGACAATATTGATATGGAAGCTGGAACTGAGCGTGAACGCCTACGCGCAAAGGCCAAAGAGCTTGCCGCTAAGACTGGCGTACAAGAAAGTCGGGCTGAGGCTATTGCTGAAGCACAGACTTTAGCTCGTGAGATTGCTAAGAAGAATTCAGTTGACGCTAAGTACTTCTTTGAGTCGTTTAAGTCAAACATCGGAGAGTCCCCTGCTAGCCAAGAATCAGTAGAGGTTCAGTACTCCGCTAGCGATAAAGCTCGCGCTGAAAAGATTAAGTTCCTATACAATCCTCAAAGCCAGGAAGAGTTCTCTCAGATTATGCGTGAGGTCTACCAGCAAACGGGATACAGGATTAGCGACAAAACGATTTACGAATATCAAAGACTCTATGGCAAACTCAAATAACCAATGGCACAAGTTCACCTCAACCCTATTACTAACTGGGTTATTAACCGGATGCAGCGCAACGTGGCACCTAAATCAAGCCGTGAAGAAGGACCCTTCCATCCTGAAACCCACGGTTGTTACGATATGGGACACGATTGTGACACCACCAATCTATCTTACTGATACAGTAGAGGTTCCAACTGCAGGAGATTCTACGGTAATTGACAACGACACTGTACGTGTTGTCATTACAAAGTACCAAGACAAGCTGATCGTAAAGACGCAAGTCAAGGAGGTAGAGGTTCCGGTATCTGTTCAAGCTGAGTGCCCTCCGCAACTTGTTCAGCCTGAGACTAAAGGAGCCAAGATCAAAGATTTCCTACTTTTGTTTCTGGCGGCAGCACTTGCCGTTATGATGTTTCTATATCGTTTCAAGTAATGGCAAAGATAAAAGCACAGACTGCATCCACGTTCAAACCCAAGAGTAAGGTTAACCGCCCCGGCGTTCACGCAAAGACTAAGACTAGTAAATTGAAGACCTCAAAGAACTACGCTAAGTCTTACCGTGGGCAGGGCAAATAACAAGGGCCCGTCTTACGACGAGCCCCTTGATCCAGCTGTAGTTGGCTGGTGCGAGACCAGGCCAACAGCTTGTGATGGTAACTGTGAATATGCTAAGTGCACTAACCGTCGCAGCTCACGCAGGTCGGATCCATCGCTTTAGTGGCGATGTCTCCTCGCAGCACCGACTCAGTTCGCATATAGTACAGCGTCTTCACGCCGCGCTTCCAAGCCTCCATATGGACTTGGTTGATCCACTTAGGAGAAGCTTCAGATGGGAACGCAAGGTTCAGACTGACAGCTTGGTCAATATACTGTTGGCGTAGTCCTGCCTGAATAACAAGGTCAAGCTGGTTGATCTCCTTGAAGGTTTTGTACACTTCCTTGACTGTGTAGTAGCCTACCATCTCGTCAGCCTCCTCTTCCTTCATAAGCTTTCCGTTCTGGAGCACCCAGCCATTCAGCTCATTTATGTTCTGAATAGAGCCACCATCAGCCAAGATTTGATCCCAAACCTCCTTGGTGTTGATCCCTATTTTCTTCAACAGCTTCTCAAGCGTAGGGTTCTTACGGATGAATGTTCCCTTTGCTGACTGCTCGGTGAAGACGTTAGCTGCCCACGGCTCGATGCCTGCGCTCACGTTTCCGCTGAGCTTGCTGTTAGAAACAGTCGGGGCAATAGCGCGGGTGTGGGTGTTACGCACCCCAAACCCGCGACACCATAACGGTTCGCCATACACGCGAGCCATATCACGGCTAGCACGATCGCTTTCCATCTTGATGTGGGAGAAGATACGTCGGGTCTCCAGCTGTGATTGCAGCCCTTCAAACGGAATCCCGCGTTGCTGTAGATAGGTGTGCCATCCAAGTACGCCCAGGCCAAGTGCCCGTCCCTTTTCAGCGGAGCGAACCGAATTTTCGAAGCCCTTCATATTCTTGGCTTTCTGGATGAACTCTTCTAGCACACCATCTAAGAACCACGTAGAGTAGTACACTACGTCGGTATCTTTCCACTCGTCATACTTTGCTAGGTTTAGCGAAGACAAACAGCAGATGAAGCTGTGTGACTCGTCAGTATGAAGAGTAATCTCTGAACAGATGTTGGTCATAAAGACCTTCAGTCCGTTATGCTTGTAAGCCTCAGGGTTCTGCTTGTTCACGTTGCTGCGGTACATAATGTATGGCTCACCGGTAGCCTTACGCTTTTGCAGGACCTTAGACCAACGACGACGAGCATCATCGTCTCCTTCTTCCAGTCGGCGCATAAACTTGTCGGAGATGACAACGCACTGGTGTAAGTTAAGGCTCTGGCGGTTTACGTCTCCCTTTGGCTCACGGATCTCAATCCACTCCCAGAAGTCGTCGTGCTCAATGTTCAGGTTAACTGAAGCAGCACCGCGTCGCACGTTGCCCTGTGAGGTAGCGAGGATTGTTGAGTCGTAGATCTTACAGAAAGGAACTACGCCATCGGTAGTACCATTGCTGTTGGAGATTGGAGATCCAGCAGGGCGAAGCATATTGATACCAATGCCTACGCCGCCTCCGTGTTTAGCCAGCATCATAAGCTCGAGGTTCTTTGAGCCAATGTCGTATACGCTGTCAGCCACATCAATACCATAACAGCTAATAGGAAGTCCACGGTCTGTACCCATATTTGCAAGCACTGGAGTAGCTAGTCCAAGCCAGTTGTTCCAGATATACTCGAAGAACTTTGGCGCAAGCTCGGGCTTATAAAGGCGCCGAGCTGCGGCATTAGCCACTCGCCAGTACGCGTCTACCGGCTTCTCTCCTGGTAGGAGGTAGCCCTTAGAAATCGTTTTAACATACTCCTCTGTGTTGCCCCACTCTGGGAAGTCAACACCAAGCTCCCAGCCTAGAGACTCAGCATAGTTCTTTGCCATCTTCTATTTGATTTTCAATGTTATTTTTTAAACGCATATAACGCTTTCTATATCCTGCGTTCGTGTCTAGTTCACTACGTACAACTTTGGTTGTAATAGATACTGTTGCGTGGTCTCTGTTTACTAGCATACCAATCTGCTCTACTGTCATAGAAGAGTGTTCTCGCATTAGCTGCGTGAATACTTGGCGCGCCTCACGAACCTTAGCCACACGAGTAGAGCTGTTCATTTGAGCGGCAGTAACTCCGTACTCTTTTTTTACTTCACGAAATACGATGGAAGCAATAATAAAATCTTTCATAGAATTAGTTTTTACCAGATATCTTCAAAGTCTTCTCCTTCGTTTGCCTTACTGTAGTCAGTAGGGCGGACAGAGAAGAAGTCAGTGTGAGTATGTCCACCGGTTAGGTGATAGAACCAGTCAAGCTCAGCTGCCTTTCCTTTGTCGTAGTCAAAGATACCTTCATATCCTAACTCCTGCAACTTTTCGTTAGCTCTTTTTTTGATGAATTCCTTGAGGTCATCTGCCTTCAGGTTCTCAAGGTCACCCATCTCAAACATCTTGTCGATGAAGTTCATCTCCATCTCAACAGCTATACGTGCGGCCTCCTCTACTTTCGTACGTACGGCAGTGCGAACTCCAGCGTTCTCCTCGCATAGGTGGTTAAACAGAACGCAACCCATCTTGCTATGGAGGCTCTCGTCGCGCACGCTCCACTTCATCTGTTGGCCGATTCCCTTTAGAAGGTTGCGCATCTGGAAGGAATATAGAACAGCAAAGGAAGAGTAGAGCGCTACTCCCTCGGCAAACGCGGAGAACACAGCGATAGAGCGTGCGACATCTTGTCTAGCCTTTGGGCTGATCTTCAGGATGTTGTGGTCGTATCCAGCCTTGGTGTTGACGAGGTTTTCAAAACGAGCAGCTGTAGCAGGCTCGTGAAGAAAAGCCTCGAAGTCCTCAAGGCCAAGCGTCTCGTTTAGGTAGCTGTAAGCTGCGGCGTGGATGGTCTCTTGAGAGCCGAACATCATAGCCATCTGCTTGATTTCGTGCTTAGGAAACCACTTGGTAACCATACTTGTCCAGTAGTCTCCAACAGCTGTCTCTGTCTGGGCAAAGCCAAGCAGGATATTCCCAACTAGGTTACGTTCGGCGGGAGTAAGGTTCTCTTTAAAATCTTTAACATCTCCTTGCATTGAAATCTCGGTGTGAAGCCAGAAGGCTTGGGCTTGAGGAAGCCATCCGTCGGTGTAGTACTGTGGGTACTCGAATGGCTTATAGGCTACGCGTTCATCGAACAGTCCCATATTGGTTGATTTTATATTAGACGAAAAAGGGCCACAGATGTGACCCGAAGTGGAACGCTAAGATACTTATTGACTACAAACCAAGCAAGGCGGTAATGTCCTTTCCTAAGGAAATATTGTAGTATCCTACTACCTTGACAATCACATTTTTATTGCGGAAGTGGGTAGTCGTCGGCATTTTTCTGTCACTCCAAAGTGGTTCGTCCATCTCGTCCAAACGGAAAGACCACACTCCTTTTGGTGTTGAGTTGATGTAGATCGGCTTTGTCTTAAACATCGCCGATCTTTTAATCAATGCCTCATACTTTGATTTCTCGATTACGAGGTCGTCGTAATGAGAGCGACGGCACTTGAGTTCAATGTCAGCGTTGTATAGCAGAGAGTAGCAGTCGTACTCAGAAGTTCTATGCTCACTAACCTCGAGGTCTGGAGCCAGGTAGAGTTTAACTAGGTTAAACAGCTCTCGTTCCCTAAGTATCATCCTATGTATTTTAGACGCTTAAGATTGATCTTATCGAGGTTGTAGTCCTCGTGATCCCTAAGGTCATCAAACAGGTTGCTTGCCATCTTCTTAGCTAGCTTCTTGTCCATAGACTCAATAGCCTCAGCCCATTCTTCTTTGGTACGGCATAGCATACCAGTCTCTCCGTGGCGAATTACCTTGCTATATGGTTTTGTGTTCGAAGCAATGACAGCTGTTTTAGTCCAGGCTGCCTCGGTAATCTTCAGGTCACTTTTGCACCAGTTGAATCTGTTACCCACAAGTGGAACCAGACTAACGTCGAAGTTCTTATACATCTTTCCGTAGTTCCAGATGTCCCGGGGAGGAGACATCTTATCGAACTTAAGAATCTCTTCGTACTCCATCCCTTCTACGCCATAGGTGTATACATTTGAGAAATCGTAGCCAATCTCTTTTATATCATTGATATGACCAAGAGCGCCCACGTACCCAAAGCGGATAGCACTAGAAGAATATTTACGATGGTTTCTCCACTGATCTTCTGTTTCATCGACAGCATTATTTACGAATTCTATAACGGCTCGCGGGTTTACGGCAGCCATTTGCTTAGCTAGATACTTTGATGGTGTCCAGATAACGTCAGCAATACGAATAGTCTTCTTGATGTCTGGCCCGTAGTAAACCTCATACAAAGCTTTGGCTGGGTTCTCCGGGTTCAAGCTCCAGTAGTCGTCGTTATCTAGGATGAGTTTGATGCCGTTAGTCTTAAGCATCTGGCTAAACTTCTGGTGGTTTGTGACAGAAGCCTTTCGTGAGATGATAAGATTTGTAACCGCATCAAGGTTTATGTTCTTCAGCTCCTCAAGGTTTTCGATCCAGTGAAGGTTAACTCCTTGGGCCTGGAGCCTGCGAAGGGGGACGATAAGCCTGTGGTAATTGATACCATTAAGCCCATCGATATGTACTAGCGTAATCATCCGTGTTGTTCCTTGTACTCATTCAATGCTGCACGCATCAAATCAAGTTCAATACGGAATGAACGAGAGTACTTATTTGTTATTTCGCTTAGTTGTTTTTCGTCCAGAACTGGGTTGCCCTTTTCGTCGTGTACTGCTTCGTACAGTTCTGCGCTTCCTTCCGAGATTCGAGCTGTCGCCAGGAAGTAAATCCGGCTGAGTTGTTCTAGTGTCATCTTGAATTAAAGTATAATTGTAACAGATTATTTTATCGAGGTATTGATCTTTTTTGAGAGTCGCATCATATTCGATTCTAAGCTCCACGAAGTATTTAGGAGTATCATCGTGAACGTATCCATTATACCGTAGATAATCTGCAAGAAACTTAATAGCAACAATGCTGTTGTCAAGATCATACCTAGAATTATAGCGTAGGTGGACAGCGAAGCGGTCCATAGTCCACCGATCAAATCCTTCAAGCGCTCTGGAAATACCAGTAAAATATTTTTCTTTTTGCCCGTGGCGGTACGTCCAAAACTTGCCAGCGTAGAGCTGATTAAGAGACGGAGGTTTTGGTATTGATATTTCAATTTCATTAAAATCAATTGTCATTAGTCAAATATACTAAAAAGCGTCATCAATTGACCCTTTTTCGAAATCAAACTTTTCAACAATTGGTTTTAGTATTGAAGTAAATAATGGTTTACTAGTAAACTTGTTGACGAAACCAGTGTTAGTGTGGTTCATTTCAAACAGCACAGGATAGTCTAAACTCGTCGGCTCTCCTCCGGATTCTACCTCTCGAACTTTGCGCACGTGAACCTCAACAGTCCTTCTAATGCTGTGATCTGGCGCTTGGATTTTACGGTGGAACGTCAAGAAATTATCGCTCTTATTAACAAACTTTCCGCCACCCTCAGTGTCTTCTGCATATGGAGCCTGAGGTAAACCATCCTCTCCCTTGCGACGTTGAGCCTCTGTGATGGCGTGTGTCGACAGCCACAAAGCCATATTGTGGGATTGGGTAAACGTTAGGAACTCAGATGCAGCCTCGTAGTGGTAGTCGTGCGTAGACAACGCTGTGCCGGTAGACATCTGGATTTTCAAGCTGTTGTACGGATCGATGAAGTATCCGTCGTAATTACCTTGACGCACAAGTTTCTCAGCAAATACCATCAGGTCTGTGTATGAGTAGATGTTCTTGTTGCTGATGATGGTGAAGTGCTCGTTGACCCACTGGTATGCTTGCTTTAGTTGGCCAGCCTTCATATCCTTTACCTGCATATCGGTAGCAAACTGGATGAGCTTCATCTTCACCGCGGCAGTTCGGTTCTCTGCTGAGTAAATAATCCATCGCCAGTTGTGGCGTATTGCCGAAGCAGTAATCATATACAGGGCAAACGTAGACTTACCAATGTTTGAGATGCCGTTGATGATGGTGAAGTCTCGCTTGAACAGGAAGTGTTTGTCTAACGCCTCACATCCAGTTGGCAAGCCAAGTATAAGCTTGCCGTCGATGTAGTCCTGAATCCAACGGTAGTCCTCGTCGTCAGAAGAGATGAACGACATATCTCCGTCGTTGATCATCATCTCCAACTTGACGGAGTTCTCATTCTCTAGTACTTCGCGGATGGGCATCGTCTTGCCCTTCTCGATTCCGTCACGTATGGTATTGCGAGCGGTAACGATTGAATCGACATCTCGCTTGAGGATCTCTCGCTCGAGAACGTGGAAGGCTTCTTCTTCCTCCATACGTCCAACAGCAATATATCCACCACAAAGGATAGCTGCCTTCAGTAGTGTTGCGTGCTTCTCTCCGTCCTCTGCGCGTCGTACCATAGATGATACGATAGCAAGCTTGTTGTAGTCGGTGTATTGTCCTTTCTGCTCAGCTTTTTGGGCGATTGCTTTTTCAGAAAGCATCTGCCCAAAAACTTTAGAGTCTTCATTCAGTACAAGCTCTGGGTCGTAGCTGTCAAAGCAAGCTCGAGATTCGTTGATTCCCGAAGGATCTACCTCTAGACCATACTCTGCATCAAAGTAAGACTGAAGTGCTCGGAAATGGTCTCTATGTAGGCTAGGATTTGATATACGTACAAGTGCCTTGAGTCCTTCTCCAGATGGAGATATCCAGCAAGCGAATACGTGTGGGTCTGTTGAGAGTACGTTCTTGCTACCCTCAACATCAATATGGTCAAAGTCTAAGACGAGAAGGCCGGAGTGCTCAACGATGGAGTCATCCCGCCTTGATTCAAACTTACCCGCCCATAGGATCACCGGAAGCTTTTTCTTTGCTTCCTTCTGACCACTGCGAACCTGTTGAACTAGTGGAAGATGTTTCCCACCAGTCGAGATTCGGTTTAGCGCTGAACCTACGGTTATGTACGACGGGCTGTCGGTCTGTGTTACGCTCGGAAATATTGTTATCAGTTGGTTGAGTGCGCTCATTTTCAATTGCAATTTTAAGTAGGATCAGGTACCCTATCAGGTCTTGGATGGTGTCTTCGGTGTCACCGGTGATGCCGCGGTTCTTGATACGCATCAGCTTATCATCAATCCTACAGGCCAGATTCTCAACAGCTGATCCCTTGGCGAAGATATTGGCTGGCTTGAGCGC